ACCGTTTTTCCATGCGCGACATATTCATTCCTTCCCGTAGCGTTTTTCCATTACCGCCTTGCGCGGCTTACCGGAACCGTTCGGCAGATGCTTCACATTCAGAGCAAAGCGGGAACGTTGCCCCGCCTTGCCGCTGTCATGCTTATGTTCTTCCTCATACGACGCATTGGATACGCCTTCACGCTTAGCCGCCTCACTTAATGCACCTACCTTTTTGACAGCCTGCTTGATCCAATGCTTCTTACTCATGCCACAATAGCCTCTACCTCGATAGGCTCAACAAACGCAGTCGTATTAAATGGTACGAGTGCCGCCTGCGGCTCCATATGTTGTTTACCAGCCAAGATAGGCACCGGTGCGGTATCGGAAAGATTGACAACACCGCCCCTGGTTCCGGCCAGATGACCATATTTACTCACAAAGGCCGTCAATTGCGGAACATAATATTTCTCGTTTTTCTGTGCCCATTTCTGGCCGAATTTATCCAGCTTTTCGTGATATGCCTTCATCCGCTCAAAAGCGAGTCGGTTAAGCGGAATCATATGAGGATTCGGCTCACCTTCCAGCGTGATTGGGCTGCCCTTTTCATAAAGGCGGTTACCACTAAAGAACTTCTCATCCCCAACCAGATACTGAGGTTTATCCTCACGGATAACAATCTGACCTGATCGGCTAGAGATAGGAGGCGATGTAAAAAGTTGCATAAAAACCTCTGATTATTATTACAAAATCGCAAAATTCGAAGGATACAGCGTACTGACGAGACCACTCGGAGGAGAAATCACAATCGCAGTATTTACCGCACCGGCACTAAACGTGCTAGTTGCAACGATATAATTTACGCGATAGAACCGCGGTAATGCAGCCGTGGAAGGAATCGGCGGAATTGGCAGGCGAAGTGTCGCATTCAGCGTGAGCTGGGCTACGGCTATAGCCGCCGTCTCCGATAGAGTAAGCCAAGTACTGACTGCATTGCTTCCGTTATCAACGCCGCATTGCACAGCTACCTGCAATGTCGCACCACCGCCGGATACAAACGCCGTGGAAACGGTCATGTAAACGCATGGCTGCGCAAAACCAGAAGCAGCAGAACCAATATCCGTACCGAATACGGTGCTAGTTCCCCATACTTGGTTGGGAGCATTACCATATCCAGCAAGAGTATAATCATAGACATTTGTCGATGCGGCAGTGCTGGTAATCGCCTGTGCTACCGACAAATCCATTCCTGGTGAATCATAATACATAGTTTTTCTCCTTAATTTGACTTAATAATTACCAACAAAGTGTTCCATTCATTAAACCGTATTCAAGCGGGTCTTGCCGCTTTTATTGCCTTTGCCGCACGTTTTGCAGTACGCAAAGCATTGCATTTGGCATATACCTCTTTTAATTCATCGGGAGACAATGAATCAATAAAGCGTTTCCGCTTTATCTTCCATTGCTCCCTTTTATGTTGCACTGATAACATATTGATTTCCTAAGATATTGTAGCCTCAGTTTTTAGGAGGCAGTCACTCACACGCACGGGAAAATCTCTCCAGAACATAACGGCTTCACCGGCAAATTCGCGGTAACTGATAAGCACGTTCTTATCGCGGATAGCCTGCTGGTCGAGCGCGATGCGAACGGCGCGGTTGCAATACCAAGCACCATTCGTGCCAGGGCGCGGATCACCCGGCGCATCAGTTTCAGTAATGCCTGAGAAACGAGCTGTCGATTCCGGTGGCATACCAGCCATTTCGCACATGTAGTAGTTCAGGTCAGGCGGGCTGGTGCCCTTCAATCCAGCAGTCGTAGTGTCGATATTGGCAAGACGCGAGACATATTCCCAATTTTTGATACACAGACCGATCTTCCACTCGAAGTACGAGGTAAAACCCTCGAACTCATTACCATTGGCATCATAGAGACCACGCGTATCGCCCTTATCCTTATAGACCAGACCGGCAGTCGAACCCTTGGGGAACAAGTTGTAAATGGTATCGTCACCCCAATTGATCTGCCATAGTGATGCGTTAGCATTGCCAGAACCGCCTGCATTAATGACGTTCTTAGCCGTCTGCGCCACAGTCGTCGAGAGGGCGCTGTAATAAGGCGAAAAGCCGGTAAATTGCTTAGGATTAATCGCTTCATTCGCGTAGAACATGGCGGTAGCAACCTGTTGCGACATACCCATGATATGCGACTGATCCTGAACATAACGGAATTTATTTCCTTGGCCGTTTAACTCAGCTTCGGCCTGATCCACCTTGCTATAAGATGTCAACATGCCAATACCGAACACGAAGTCGGCGAACGTCGGGACGCTGGATGCGACACCCTGGTTATTGCCTCTCCATGTGCCTTGCGGCAGCCCGGTATTAATCGTGACTTTATGATTCATGCCCATATTGCTTTCTTGCCAAATAGGGTCTTTTAGGATCGAATTACACTGGGCGAGCGTCCACGCAATGTCAGCGATTTCGCCATCAGGGTCGATTAGCTTGGCCCACTGCACCATATCTGGGAATGAATCATTAGAAAACGTCATGTTAGCTCTCCTATACTGTTATTTATTTACTTCCGTAGCTGCGTTCAATTTTACTTTTTACAGGTTCAGGCGATTTCATTGCGGGAACGGGATTGGACGATTCGCGCTCATATTTCGAGAGCAAACCTTCAATTCTGGCGTTCATATTGTTAATCAATCGAATAACGGTGACATTATTGCTGACTTTCGTGGTGTTTACGAAATTACGGAATTCAGCGACGTGCTCAGGCGTACCGGCATATTTTGCGACCGCTTCCTGCACCGCTTTCATCGTGGTATCAGCACGATTGCCGCCAATTTCAGGATCGGCACGGAAAGCATCAAGCCAATCCGTATCCTGCTTATTCCATGCGGCTATATAACTATCCGTGACACGTTTAATGCTTTCCTGCACAGCCGCCGTATGGCGATTCACTAAATCCTGGCCTAACTTCTGCGTCGCGGCATGATCCGCCTTACTAGAAATTTCGTATTCGCCAAGCATGGTAGTAAATTCACCAAGCTGTTTATCGTCGAAGGTTACCCCCTCAGGCACTACAAACGGCTCGTAGGTTGGCACCGGAGCCGGTTCATCGGACGGGGTGCCTTCTTCCGTAGGCTTCTCGCCTTCAGATTTCGGGGGTTCTGGTTTTGCAATTTCCAGTGCGGTTGGCTCAC